TAGTTGGCATCCTTTGCGTAAGTGACGGTATTTAATACCAACGCCTCACGCATATTTGATGTGCTAATCTGTAAAACGCCTTTTTGTATTTTCATATAAACAAAGGGTTGCGGGTGTATTTTCTAACGGTACGGTAAACTTTCTCGCTGTAACCATGTGAACCATTCTCGCCCCTATTCTCAAATAAGAATGATACCTGATCTTTGATGCAGTTTAGTAAATCATTCGGCAATAGTGGATATGTTTCAAATGCAGCCGCTGTGTATCCCGCCTTGTACGTACATACTAAATAATCTGTGCATGGCTCGTAAAGGGTCTTAAACTGCAAACCACGTAGGGTAAAATCTGTTACTGCATAGCCGGCTACATCTGCAATAGCAAGTTCTTTAACGTAAGGCCCTAACGGTAGTTCAATATCCCCATCACTATTATCTATCAATGCCACAACGGTGGACGGAACTAAAGATAAACCCGTTAGTTTTTCAATACCTTGTCTTGCAGTTACGATTAACTCCGTAATCAGCGTATCTTGCGAATCGCTTGTAATATTCATATACGCTTTAGCTTGTGCCAAAGTTAACGGTTCGGTTGAGCTTAACGGCGTAGCGTATTTCTCTAAAACGTAGTTATTTGGACTCATTGCGTTTGCGTTTAGATGGTTTAGGCGATTGCGGTAATTCTGCTAAGTCGGCGTGTGTAAACACTCTACTCGGTGCAGGTACTTCGGATTTAGGTATGTGCGCTACTTCGGCTTTAACATACCCTTTACTAACTAATTGGTTTATGCGGTTTGTATCCGCTTCGTAGGTGCTGCCAACGGCGTAGTGTATACGACTATTAACGCAAGTAAACGCCCTTATTACTTTTGATTTCATAGAACCAAAGTTAAGCAATTTATAGAAACAAAAACCCCATTAGTAGAAACTAACGGGGTAAACAAAAAAACATGATTCCATTCAAACCATTTATGAAGATTACGAAGATAGGGAAATAAAATAAAACAGCCCCTAATTTCTTAGAGGCTGTTATTATGAAAGGTTAGTAGTGGTTAGGCTACGTTGCCTAGATCAGCAAAAATTGCACTTGAAGGGAACATCAAATTGATTTCCTCTAAGCACTCTATACGAGCGGTAATCAAGTTCTTTTGAACGTTATCGCTATCTTGCTCAAACAATTCAATTGTCAAACCTTGTGCCTCAACTCTTTCAAGGTAGTCACGATCAACAATTAAAATCTTATCGTCAGCAACAAAGTCAACTGGTACTACTGGCATACCGCTAATTTGCATTGAACCATCTACGTTAGTCAACACACCACCTGAACCGCTGTAATAGCCGTTAGTGTAAGTCAACTTATTTAAACGAGCCAATTGAGCGTGAGAAACTAAACCGAAAGAAGCAGCAAACTTTGCAGTTCTTTGGTTTGCGATGTAGTCAATAATTTGCTTTACATCGTCTGTTTCACCAGTAGTAGTTGAGCCAGTTGCAGCACCGCTAACAGTACCATAGAAGGTAGCATTCTCACCACTTGCGCCGCCGTAAAACTCACGGAGCAACAAACGTGGTAAGGTAGACTGCATCCAAGGTAATGCCATAGTCATTTGCTTTGAGAAGCGAACAAAACCAGCAACATATTTGTTAACGGTTTTAATCTCGCTAAAATCAAAATCAATTTGACCTTTTGCAGAACCTTCAGTTTGAACAGCAATACCGCCCTCTCCAGCAGTTTCACGATAGTACGCTTGTACCAAAGTAGAACTATTAGAAGTTGGGATAAGGTCACGGAAATTGGTCTTTTGCGCTGGTAAAATAGCGTTACGGCCATAGTTCATTACGCTGTCACCAGTTAGGTTTGCACCTAAAGTCATATTACCAACTGCTTTCAATTGGAACTTATGCTTTTGACCACGAGCAATTGAATCTTGGATAGCCTTAAACTCGCTTTCAATTCCTTCGGCAAATGCTTCGCCAAAAGATTTCTTACTAGGAGCTTGAGTCTTTTGCTTAGTAGCTAAGTCATCAAACTGCTTTTGAAAAGAAGCTAACTTCTCTTCTAACTGTGCATGAGTAGCGACATTCTTTAAATCTTCTTTGTGCTGCTCAAATGCTTTTTTCATATCGGCATTTTCGTTAAGGGTAGTAGCTAATTTAGCTTCAATACCCGCTAACTTTTCGGTAGCCGATTTCACCATAAGGGTTACGTCTTCCATTGTTAAAAGTTTTGTAGTGTTAAATTAAATTGTGTAAGTGCTTCTCGTAACTTGGCGTTTCTTTCTTCTTGCTCGGCAGCTAGTCTTTTCTGTTCGTTATTATCCGAAGCAGAACTAGTGTCTTTTGTGCTTTCCAAAATAAACCTTTCAAGATACTTGAACTCTAAATTTAGTAACGACAAATCTTCATATTTGCCGTCCTTAATTCCTTTGTAAATCTTACCGAAACGCGCACCGATATTATCAATGCTCATTTCTTTCTCAATATTACCGATGAAGTTCTTTACCACTTCAAGGGTAGGGGTATCGCTTTGTGCGCCCCATAAAACCGCGCTGCCCTCCATTAGGGTAACATCGGTTATTAATCGGTAATCTTTCTTGTCTTCGCTTGTATTTGTGTAAAACCCAACTGAATGTTGCGTAATATCCCCACCCGTGTATAATGGCCAGGCAACTTCGCGCCAATTGAAACTGTTTTTGTATTCTGATACCAATACCAAGTATTGCTGTTCCATGAACAACTCTGATGCTTTACTCAATGCACCCTCACGAATACCCCAACGATGATCTAATAAATGCCAAACTTCATTTGACCCTTTCGGTCCGTGTGCAGCAATGGTGCGGTTAAATGCTTTTGAATCAAACACGTCACCATCACGGTCTAATTTCTCAACGGTTGCAATAGCTATTTTGACGCGCTTTGTAGCTTCGTCAACATCTAGGATGCCCGTTCCATCCATAAACATTTTATTCTCTATTGCTTTACCCATTGCTAACTAAATTTATTAGTACGTTATTCAAAGTTACTAAATTATTTAACACGAAATTTATTACAGTATCAAATTCATTACCGCCAATTGGTTGGCGTAGTTCACCCGTTGGGATAAACGCAACTACGCATCGGCAATTACATACGTTCATTGCACTTGCAGACGGGTCGCATGGGTACATCATAGCCTCAAATCCTTTCATTCCAGGAACAAAGAACGGTTGATTGAACGGTACACTTATACCGTCCATTCTTAGGTGGTCTGTTTGGTTGCGCGGGATGCGTCTTGTTCTGTTACTCTGTGCGCTATCCCATACCTTGTTCACTACAACCCCGCTATTGGCCGCAGCAAACATTGCCCCCGTATTCATAGCCCTTCCCGTTTCGGTTCGTGTGATTAGTCTCGCCCTTGCTGTGCTTTCCGTTAATGCTCGTAACCTTGCAGCTATCTTGTTATTCCCTATTCCCTCTTCAACCCCTTGCGCTATTATTTCAGCCATTATTTTACGCTGTGTTTCTTCAATCGGTTTAACAGAGCGGCTAAGTAAGTACCTATTTAAGTACTCACGCATAAAAGCATTATAGTTATCAATTGCGGCGTTCTTCTTAGCTACCTTTCGTTTAATATCCTTATCGGTATAACGCGCCCACCTTGTACCCGCATCAATATGCAGGCTGGTAAGAGTAGCGGTCATTTGTTCGGTAGGTAGCGCGGTAATAATACCATTATCTTCATACTGCTTTGTTCCATCCTCTATCATAGCATCTAAAGCCGCTTTGACGGGTTCATCATGTTTATTCGTGATGCGCTTGAAATATGCTGAATAGTATCTATTTGCCATACGGGTCGTTACTCAAGTCTATTGGTGCTTCGCCTAATGCTACAAGGTTTTGAGGAACTAATATCGTTCTGCGTGTTTCTTCATCCATCCAATCGGGAACTGGTTCACCTAATAATTCGTAGGTGCGCTCAATTGAAATAGGCGCTCTGCTAATCCAATCCATTAACTCTTTCTTGTTCT